TGTAACTGCACTATTTGCATCTTGGAGATGGGGGACTTTATCCGAACACGCACTATCACTCAATAGGGTAGCAGTTTGCGTACTGCATTTATGAGACCCTCTACCAGCCCTTGTCAGCGCGGTGGAGTAGAACTCTCGGAAGATTGCAGAGCTCTTCCGATGGTTTCAGGGTTTATCTTGAAACCACGCACTTGAACAGTATGGGTTACTTCTATTAACCACGGCGATCTTGAAAAGGTCGCACTCACTCCGTTCACTCCTGCCATCAAGTTACCTACAGATGCTTCACGCACCACCAGGCGCCATTCCTGTTCAGCACCAAGCACATTTGTGCGGTACTGACGGGTGGAAACCGGAGCAACATGTGCTCCGTTTGCCATGATTCCTGTGATGTCTGTTACATCGGGTCTCTCGATAGGGGAAAGCATACCGGCCATGAGTCCGGCCTCGGTAGAGGCTACGGTACCATGGAAGGTTACCTGTGTGCGCAAGATGCGGAATTCACACCACTGCGCTAACTGGGCTTGTAGTTGGACCAGCGAAGCCACACGCAACTTCAACGTCGCGTATGATCCTCCTACTGGCAGAGCCATCGATCCTACGACCATAGAGGTCACAGTGATCGATCTCACTGATCCTTGACTCTGCTGTAGACTTTGGCTACGTTGTTTAGCCGCTCTGCGGCGCTGGCTCTTTGTAGTCATTGTTTGCTCGCGCAGCACGAGCAAGGGAAATCCCCAAATATTGGTCCCGGTCCTGGTGGTTGCGGAGCACCCACGCAAGCTGCGAATACCAGACTGGGTAATCTGGTGAACCGGGAGGGTGTGACAAGAATCGGAACACCGTCTTAATGGCTGTCTCGGGCTCTGCGAGTCCATCCTCTCTCCATTTATGCGAACAGAAAGAGGTTCCAGTAAACGATTCATTTACTTTAACCATTTTGATGGTATGTCCCATCGATTCCAGGGCTTGTCTTATTCCCTCAAAGCCTTTCTCCACCGAGTCGTCTCCCATGGCCATAACGCCAACTTTCCCCACAAGTTTTCCTTTACAAACAAGACCAGGTAAATCACCACCTGGTCCGGCTTTTATCAGGCGGGCGTTAAGTGAAACTAACGTCCTCATGCGTGAATTTGTTGAAGAGGTATTATAGGAACCCGATAGCTGGATTCCTGCCTCCTCCTGTGAAACTAACTCTCCTGTTGGTAAACAGAAAACTGAAAGACTAACGCTGTAGGCTTGTATCCTAAGAAGAAAATCAAACAGACTTCCTTTCTCGGCACCGGCTAATATCCTACGACACTCAGCATCATCTTCCAGCTCCCACGCTTGGACAGACCAGTCCCAACCAGACACATCCGTCTCTGTATCGACCTCTTCTCTCTGAATCTGGGCCGCTACTGAGCGTAAACCATCGTCGTCAAGACCAATCCCTGGTTTAGAGGGACAAGACTGCCAATTCGCGATTTCCGCTGAGTTTTGTAACCCTGAGAGCTTGCGCTCAAAGAATTGATCAACAAGCGACACACCAGAAATTAAACGCAACTTTCCAGAAGCAATTTTCTTTTTGGTATGTGGCTCATCTTTTATAAAGAGTCGAACAGGATCTCGTATACCGTTCTGAACCAACTCCTCCGCTGTCATACTGAAAATAGACTCACCGCATTCTACAATACGCACGAATCTCTCCGCCACCAACTTCTTCACATACTCCGAATGGGATTCAAGGACCAAACCATTTGTAGATCCCAACCTACAATATGGTATTCCAGGAGTGGAAGACGACTGAATCATCTGTTCCACCTTGGAAATGGCAAGTTCTTCCTCAATTAAGCGGAGGAACTCTGGCTCTGCAGCTTTTGAGCTGCTTTCGCTACCTTGCGGCGCTGGTTGCGTTTGAAATGTTTCCCAGTGCCGGGCGAGGGCACCACTTGTGTCAAGACCTTTTGGGATCCTGGTACGAGGGTACTCTCCAGAGTTTGTGAGGAAGCGGATGGCTTCTTCACGATTTTCTTTGGGGGGGGGGGGGG